GCGAGGAATCCGTTCCGCATTCCTCGCATCGCCGCTCCGATTAGGGTGGTTCCCTAAAAGATGTATCCGCGGGTGCCCCACCTTCGACGCGCTGCTTTTGCGCGGCTAAGGTGGGACGGGAGGACACACCAATATAGGAACTGCTCTAGCGGGTAACGGTGACTTGGGCGTGTGCAAATCCGGCGCCCTTCACCACAACCGCGCCGAACTTTACGACCATCAACTGCCGCGCCAGCGTGCCGGTCAGTCCAAGCTGGAAGACGCGAGGATTGGCATCCGTAAGCCAGTGATACTCGATCAGCTCTTCGGTGACGATGTAGGCTGGCAGCAATGCCGTGCCGCTGCCCGGAGTGCCCGTATACGACAATGCCCATTCCGGAATCAGTGGCAACTCGCCTGCCTGTGTCGACAAGGTCTTTACCGTCAGTCCGCCCTCAACCTTCGTGGTCGAGAGCACAACGTTGAACTCGGTTTTCATCTCGCGGTCGATCAGGTCCAGCAGCACCGGGTTGGCGTAGATGGCCGTCGGCCGAACCTCGTAATTCGAATTCGCAACCATCGACGCAATCTGCGATTTCAATCCATCCACGATGCTCGCGGTGGTGGGTATCGTGGTGCTGTTGCCGCCGCCATTGATCTGTGCTGCCGCGCCGTAGTACTGGAACGTAGTCGGCGCGCTCAGCGAAGTGTCGTTGCCGTTCCACAGCGCAACATCGTGCGTGCGCATTACGCCGGTCACGGAATCGGCCAGATCCTTCGCCTGAAGGTAGGCGAACTGCTCCTGCTGGTTGCCGACTTCGATGTCGAAAAGGTTGTAGTTGATCTGCGACACCAACGCTTTCAGCGGTACCGAAAGCTCCAGGCGGGTTGGTGCCACCACCGTCGCCGCAATGTTGCGCGGATCGACAAACCCGTTTGCCGCCGTCGGCGACGGAATTGCCGTCTCCTCGAAGAAGCGCGACGGATGCCCCGTGGCCGGAACGTTCTTGATCCGCTGTCCGAACGCCCCGCGGCGCTGGCATATGTCAAAAATCTCGGTCTGGTAGCGCTCGACCTCGATCGCGCCCGGTCCCATGAAGTCTGCTGCGGCGTGCAAATCCACAAATTGAGTATTCATTCTCTGCTTTCCTTCTCTGCCAGGCCCATTCGCCCGGCCTCGTTATCCCGTCGCACTGCCGTGCCCCGGTTGTTGTTCAATCTCTTTCCATGCGTCAGCCCCGGATATATGCGGGTGCCCCAGGTTCGCGCCGACGCTCTTTCGGCGATAACCCGGCAGACAAAGTCCTCCACCTCGGCAAAGCCTTTGCCGTGGCAGTTGCCTTTGCCCATTGCGCGGCCAGGCCTTTACGCGATCATTCCCGCCCGCGCCAGTTCGGCCTTGACCGCAATGCGCTGCTCGATCGTCAGCTGTCCCAGGGCCTTTTCCAGGGCGCCCAGTTCAATCTGCACCCCCTCGCTCACCCCACTTTTGGCCAGCAAGCTGCTCACCAGCGGGACCAGGGTCTTGCGCCCCGCGCGCTGCCGCAGTTCACGATTCTCCGCTTCGAGCTTCGTTGTCTGCTCTGCCTGCGCGCTGGCCGCCAACCCGGCTTCCCCGCTCTTTTTTGCCGCCGGCTCTTCCACCACGGCGATAATGCGGTCGATCTTCTGGTTCAGCGCCTCGTACTGCGCCTCCAGCTTTCCGATCACGCGCTCCAGGGCCTGCGCCGCACTGCCCAGCTGCGCCGCACACTCCTGCATCGGATCCTTCTCAGCTGCACTCTTCTCTTCGTTCATTTCCTCTCCCAATGGAAAAGCCGGCTCCAGGCCGGCTTCATATCGTTACCGCTTTCATACGGCCGCCGCTGCCTGCCGCCTACTCCGCCAGCTCCACGTTCGTATTCTGATAGGCCGCCTTTTCCCGTAGCAGGACCGCCGCCCCCGTGAACTTGAAATCCGTAGCCACCCACACCGCAGCCGCCGCATCCACAACCCGGACGTCGGCGATCTCGTAGCTCATGCCAAGCTCTCCTTTGCGCCGCTCCATCTCGCCCACTACCTCGGGAAAGTCGCGCTCAAACAGATAGCCCGCAACGTCGAGGCGCTGAATCTTTCCCGCCCCAGGCCGCAGCTCCGCCGAGGTAATGATGCCCACTTTTCTCTGCGCGTCGTGCCGGTCCAGCTCCGGTGCGTAGTCCACCCCCATGCCCAGCAGCGATCCCAGTGCCCGCTCCGTCGCCTGTGCCGTCAGCATCACCTTGTGTCCTCGTGCTCCGCTCGGAGCCCGGTCCGACGGCGCGTTTGCCATCGTCAGCACTCCGCGAAATCCCCGCCGGTTCGGGTGACCATCCACCTCCGGCATTGCCAGTGCCATTGCCTCCCACTGCATCCTCATTGCCCCTCCGCCATCGTCGTCTTGAGTGGCTGCCAGCCCCGCTCCGCCCGGGCCTCGTTCACCGTCATCACCCCGCAGCTCAATAGAATCTGGTCAATCTGCGCCTGCTCCAGCGGATCCGTCGCATCCACATCGAGGAAGGCAAACTCCAGGTCGTTCCAGCCCAGCCTCTTTGCAATCGCATCCCGCGTGATGTGCTCTGCCAGCAGTCTTGCCGTCGGAACCACCGCCGTACGGAACGCCAGATCCGACAGCTCCATGGCCGTCGAGCGGTTTACGTCCGCCTCCACTCCCAGAAACAGCGGCGGCAGATCGAAGGCGCTGGCGATCACCCGGATCAGAAACTCCTGCCAGGCCAGCCGCAGATCCGCATCCGTTCCCGCTCCAAAGCGCAACACCTCCGGCTTGCTCTCCGCCGTCAGGATCGGAACCCGCCCCGTGCCCTCGATGTCGTCCTGCCACCAGCGGATCAGCCGTTCGTGCTGCCCCGGATCCAGATCCTGCATCCACAGCGCGTACTGCACCACCGAGTTGCTCGCCAGCTTGGCCGCAAAGCGATGCGCTCCCAGAAACTCGTGGATCGTCTCGAACGCAACCTCCAGCCGTCCCAGTCCGAACGGCGTGTAGCTGCGCGGGTTCAGCCGGATGTAAGACAGCTCGATGTCTTTCAGCTCGATCCGCTGCGCCGGTGCCAGAAACGGGCTCGCCTGCACATAGCGAATCGAATCCGGATCGCCATTCCAGTCCGCCCGCATCTGGATCGTCGCGCCGTCGACCGGATACAGCGCCAGCGGTTTCCCGGCGTCACCGGTCAGCCGCAGCTCCATCGCGCCATAGCCGCCGACGATGATGTCTTCCAGAACCGCCTCGCTCAGCGAGCGGAACGAATCGTCCGGATTCGGCTGCTCCAACGTCTCGGTCAGCACCTGGATACGCGCTTGCATCTCCGCGTCCAGCACTCGTCCCCGCCGCGGCTGGATGCGCCAGTGCATTCCCGCCACCCGGTCCTTGATGCTGTTGATGGCCTTGCGCGCAATCGGCGTCTCGGCAAAGCGGCGCAGCGCCTCCGGCGTCTTCTTCGGCAGCAGCTCCGCCCTCATTCCAAACGTCCCAATCGTCTGCAAAATCGATGGCAGCGGGGCGGTCTTGCGCTTCGGCGCCGAGGCGCTATTGCCTCTCAGCACCCGCACTCCCGCCCGCCGCATCGGCTCCCAGATTTTTTCCCCTATCTTCATTGGCTCCCCCGCGCCGGGTATTTTCCCGCGCAAAACAAAAAGGACGCCGCAGCGTCCCTCTCAAAAATCCTCTTCCCGCTCTTCCTCTTCAGCCTATCCCACCAACCTTGAAACCTGCGAAACCTTGAAACTTTGCAACTTTGCAACCTTGAAACCTTGCTCTTACTCCATCCCCATCTTCTGTCTTACGCTCGCCGCGATCCGCGGCAGCTCCGCCGTCGTCGCCACCATGATCCGGCTGCTCGCCAGTGTCTCCAGCGCGAACATCGTCTTGTCGTCTTCCCGCTCCAGCTCGCTTTCCACGATTGCCGTCAGCAAGGTCTCCGCCTGTTCGGCCCGCATCACGCCCTCGCGCAGCTTCGGATAGCTAAATGCCAGCACCTTGGCCGCGTTCACATCCGCTTCCAGCGACAGCGCCTGGTACACATGCACCGTGCCGTTGGGCCGGTAGGCGGCGTCGATCTTCAGTGGGTCGCCGCGATGGGTGTACTCGCTCGCCGCGATGTTGTGCCGCATCAGCCCCCACACTCCCTGCCGCTCGAACTCGCCCCGCATCGTCTGGAAGATCTGCATTCTTCCGCTCGCCGTGCGCGCTCCTTTTTTCCCCCGCTCCAGGTACATCTCGGCCAGCCGCCCGATCTCCTCCTGCGGCGAATCCGCCAGCACCGCTTTGGCCGGGGTCAGCCGGATCGCATTGGAGAACGTATCCTCCATCCGCTTCAGCAGCCATTCCTGGCTGCTCGAGCCCTCCAGCAGCCGCTCCTTGATCTCCTGCTCCAGTCCTTCCAGCATCTCCACGTCGGCATCCGGATCCAGGCAGCGCACCCGTTTCCAGTCCTTCGTAAAGCGCACCTCTGCCCAGCCGCTGCTGCTCTCACACAGCACCACGCCCACGTTGACGAACTCATCCTTTACCGCGTCCGGCACATACCGCAGCAGGAAGAACTCGCATTGTCGGCGCTCTTTCATCCTCTAGGGCTCTCCGTTCCACCGCTCTCCAGCCCAGTCTCCTCCATCATCATCCCCTCAATCCTACAATTCTTTCCGCCCCTTCCCCATCTTCCTCCACTTTTCCCGTCTTCCCTTCCCTCAGTTCACCACGTCCCTCCACTTTGGGAATGGCGCCCGGCTCGAGTTTCTGAACTCCAGGATCAGCTCGGCCACCCGGGCCCGCCGCCGTCCCAGGATCTCCACCAGCCGTTCCAGCTCGCAACTCTCGCCGTACCAGGCCGTCGGAATCTCCTCCGCGCAGCGCCAAATCGTCGGCTCGTCCATGCTCTCGATGTTGCCCAGCCAGGGCTGGAAGCTCTCCCAGCCGCTCACTTCGCGGTAGACGTCATTGCGGGCGTACACCCCGCGCAGCGGCGAATCCGGAAACGACCACTCCCCGGCGTTGAAGCAGTATCCCTGGTCGATGAACGAGACCGTGAACTTCCGCTCCCGGCTCCGCTTCCAGAATGTAGCTTGCCGCCCGTTCGCATTGCAGGTCCACTTGTCCAGCGCCAGAATTCCCGCAAACGCCCCCAGGTTCCGCACCCGCTCCAGCAGATGTTCCGGCAGGTAGTCATAGATCATGCCCTGCATCGGCGGCACCACGAAGCGCGAACCGAATTGCAGCCCTGGCGTGCATGCCTTCGAACCGTGCAGCAGCTCGAATTTTAGCTCCGGAGTGTGTTCGATCAGCCAGGAATCGACCTCCACCACTTCCGTCGCCGGCACCGGCAGCCCTGCCGCCTGCGCCAGCCGCGTTGCCAGCATCTCGTTGGACAGCACCCGCGTATGCTGCGGATTGCCCTGAAATTTCACCACGTAGAAGTGACCGTCCGAGCAGCGCATCAGGTGACTCTGCGCTCCGCCCCGCATCCTTCTCACGTGCTGTACCGCCGCCACCGCCAAGCCCGCCCCTTTTCCAAACTCCCCGGCTCTTCCCCGCGGGAGTCACTGCCGCCATTCGTCCACCATCCAGCTTTTCCTGAAGTTATACTCTACCCTGCCGCCCCACTCCACCGTCTACCACCGCGCACCTTTCTAAGTACGACATTGCGGGCGGGTGGCCCATATCCGGCGGGTGGCCCACATCCGCCCTCTTTTGGCGAATGTGGGGAACAAACTTCCCCTTGCAGGTGCCCCACCTTCGGCGCGCTGCTTTTGCGCGGCTAAGGTGGGACGGTCAGGCTCAGCGCCGAACTCTGCTCCCGCACCGCCAGCGCCATCGCCATCGCCATGATCGCATCATCGTGCGATCCCTCCGACGCCGCAATCCTTCCGTCGGCGTGCCGCACAAATGTCCTGCACTCCTCCAGCAGCTTCCGGCTCTGGAAGAGCTCCGGATTTGCCACCAGGATCGCTCCAAAACGCTCCAGCATCGTCGGACGCGTCAGCACGGTCGTCACCCACCCCGCGTAGCGGTTATTACGGAAGAGCGGCCCGTATTGCTCCACCCGTTCCAGCATTGCCAGCACCGCGTGCCCATGATTGTTCCGCTCCACCACCATCAGCGCGCCGTTGTATTCGCGACCCAGCTTCGCCGCCTGCGCCGCCAGCTCCTCCGGCGTGTAGTGCCCGTACAGCTCCGCGCATTGCAGCCCGCTCGCCTGGTCGATCACCTCGACGCAGGCATAATCGCCGCCCGCGCCGCCGCCCGCCGCGTCCACGCCCAGGATGTACCTCCGCCCCTTTGCCGGAGGCAGCCATAGCAGAACCCGTCCGTTTTCTCTCTCTTCCAGCGGAGCCGCCAGCACGCGCATTCGTGCCTCGATCTTCGCCGTGTCAAATACCGCCGCGCCGCTAGCCAGAAAGCAGGTCGCCATCTCCTCGGCGAACTCCTCGGCCGCCCGTTCGCCAAAATTGCTCTGTATCTGCCGCCGGAAGGCAATCTGCTCTCGATCCAGGGCGTGGCTATTCATCAACCGCAGCTCTTCCTCGGTCAGAGCCGCTTCCAGAAGCTCCTCGCCTGCCGCTCCCTCGATCCGGTATCCCTCGTCCATCCACCAGGGGAAAAAGTGCCGGATATATCCCGCCTCTTCCGCCCTCTGCCATTCACGATAGAAGCATCCTCCCATCCCATTCGCGGTTGACTCCAGCACAATTTCCCCATCCGGTGGCACGGCGGCCCGCAGCGACGCCAGAACCTCTGGCGCATTTGCTCCCCACCGTGCCACCTCCGAGCAGTGCAGGTTCTGGATCGTCAGTCCGCGGCCGGCGTTCGCGTCCCCTGCCGTCTCCACGCGATACTCGCTGTCCAGCTCCGGAAACACCAGCTGCCTCCGGTTTGACTTCGATCGTTTCAGCGCTCCGCCCCGCAGATCCTGTGGCAGATTCTCCACGAACCTGTGTACCATGCGGAAGATCTCTTCCGCCGCCTCTTGCGTATGCGCTACCTGCACCGTCAAAGTGCCGGGCTTCGTAATCGTGCTCAAAAAGAATCTCGCCGCTACCCACGTCGAGATTCCCATCTGTCTCGCCTTCAGCACAATGTTCTTGGCCCCGCACTTCGATTCGAATTCCCGCTGCGCCAGGTTCGCTTCCAGCCTCACCAGCCGGCCGCGCTTGTTGCGGATTCGCAACAAGCTGGCCGCCAGCACCTCGCGATAGCTTCCCCGTCGCGTCCTTCTGTTCAGCCACCTGCCCAGCGCCAGCAGGGCCTCCAGATCCATCACCTGGTTTTTTCTCTTCTCCGCCCCGCTCCGCCGCATCGCCTTCTTCACCCATCACCTCGCCACGCTCGCAATCCCAGGCTCGTCTCCGCTATGCCGCGGTGGCCGGTGCCTGCTGCACATTCAGAATCGCCACCACCGCATTCACGATCTTCTGAATGTATGTAGCGTCGACGTTCTTGACCCCTGCCTCGGCCAGTAACTGCGTAGCCGCCGGGGTAACGATGCTCAGCACGTCGGCGGAAAGTTCGCTTCCGCTTGCCGTTGCCGCCCCTGCGGCCGCCAATTTCTGCCGTACGCTGGCAACCGCCGATTGAATCAGTTGGGTCGTGTTCACCACTCCCGTGATCGTCGCGGCATCCGCCGGAAAGATCAGCGACGCCAGAGTCGCGGCGGCGGGAAGGTACTTCTCGATTTCATTCAGACCTTTCACAAAATCCTGGCCAATCTTGTCCAGGACGCTGACAAACTTCTCTTCCGCACTTGCTACTGACATTGCGCTTCTCCTGTAGCCGAAACTTCCGCAAACCACCCGCGGATCTTGCTTTCGATATAGCCCTCCGAAACCAGGCAGGGCTTATGAACAACCCGGACCGTCAGGCTGTCGCTTCCGTTGTATTCGCACCCAACGGTGACGCCCTCGTGGGTGAGAAACCCGGAATGGCCCTCCGGAACTGCAACGCCCGCGCTCACCATCCGCTGCTCGCAGGCGGCCAAGCCCGCCGGCGTAAGAGAAATGACGATAGTTTGCGATGCCATCTCTTCAGTCCTTGGCCAGCAGCCCAAGCAGCGCCGTCGCCAGCGCCGTCGCCAGCGAAATTACGCTTCCCGTCCCCACATGCCCCAGCGAAACTCCATGCTGCTGCAACACCCCCAGCACGGTTGTCACACCCAGCAGCAACCCTGCCGCGCTCGTCTTCGGATGCTCAACCATCCGCCCTAATATCTCCGCCATTTTCTATCCCCTTCTGTATTGCTCCCGCTTCTCCTACCCCTTGAAAACCGTATAGATCTGAGGCGGGTGGCCCATTCAAGCCTTCTTTTGGCTCGAATGGGGTAGTTTCAGCGCTGGACGTATCCGCGCCCCACCTTCGACGCGCTGTTTTTGCGCGGCTAAGGCGGGACGGGCCGCTTGCAATCTGCCCATAAAAAGGCCGCCCTTGCGAGCGGCCCATTCCATTCAACTTGCTCTACCCGATCGTTCCATCCTGCCCTGCAACCTCTTTATAACTCGCCCCTAGTACGTCCAGATCACAAGAGGCATCCCGGAGTTACTTGCTATTGTTAATGTCCCAAGGGTCGCAGGGAGCGCTCCAGCGGAGAGTGCATTTGCCGCCGTTCCGCATCCACTCGGAAGAGTGCTCACCATTGAATTCAGCATCGCGACGAAAGCGGCGTTCGCGCCGATACCACCCCAAAAGCCAAATAGGGTTGGGGTGGTGCTCGTGGCGGCCCAAGTAAATAAATAACTTGTACCCATAGTGAGCGTGGTGCCACCGCCCGAAGCCACTGCACCAAATACGTTGACGGATGCGGTTGTCGTCGAAAATGCTCCACTGTCTATCATCTTGGTGCCACCGACAGTGTAGATGCCAACATTGAAAGAGTTTCCGCTGCTGGCCGCGACTGTTCTGATTCCAGCATGTCCAATAGTCATCGTGTAAGGCTGCACGAATTGGCAGTAATACACGGTGTTTGCAGCCGGCGTGGTATAGGTTTCTGACGTAAAACTTTGCAGGGTCGAAGCATTTCCCAGCCTTCCATCCGAGATCATAAAGCCGCTGGAAGCCGAGTTCACTGCCGCCGAATCGCTCAACTGAAGCGCGTGCAACGTTGCATTCGTTCCATCGCTGCGGAGATAAGTTCCCGCCGTCTGCGTTCCCGTCAGCGCGTTGATCGCCGCCTGCTGGTTCGAGACGGTGACTTCGTGGACTTCGTTCCCGCCGGTTGGGTTCGAGGCCGTAACGTGCAGCCCCGCCGCGTCGGTCGATGAGTTGACGAAGTTCAGCGTGCTCTGGCTGGAGTTGTTCGTCCCGTTGGTTTGTAAAGTCGCTCCGCCACCACTGCCCGTGCAGGTGATCTGCTGTGTCGGCCAGCTTCCGGACCAGGAACAATTGCTGTTGCCAGAGGTGAGCCCCGGTGACGCTGTGCCGTTGCCGCCGTTTGCCACCGCAACCATCCCCGTCACATTCGCCGCCGTACCCGTAGTGCTCTGATTCCATGTCGGCACCGTACCGCCAAGCATGGAGTAATTCACCGTACTACATGTTGGCGCTGAACCATTGGCAATCGCAGAGACAAATTGATTCGTGCAACTTACCGTTCCAGGCCAGTTGGCTGACGTTGGAATCGTCGGAGTTGGTACATTCAGCACGCTACTGCTCAATGTCGCTGCGCCTGTTCCGGTCGTAGTCAGCGATAGAGTCGCTTGTTTGCTATTGAACGTAGCCCAGTCCGTCGCAGCCAGGTACCCCGCCTGCGCTCCACTCGCCTGCTGAATCGTGAGGTTCGGCGTCAGTCCGCCGCTCGAAGCCAGAGGCGTCGTTGCCGTAACGCTTGTAACCGCGCTGCCTCCCGTTCCCGCCTGCGAATAGTTGAAACTCACCGTGCAGTTTGCCAGCGTCTCGCTCGCCTGCGTCGTGTATTTCACCAGCAGCCTATCGCCCTTGGCGTAGCTGTAGGTATCAACCAAATCCTGCACCAGCGTTGCACTTGCCGCCGTCCCATAAGTCACGGTGATCGGCGTAGTCACCAGCGTGCCATTCAGGTCCGGCTGGTCGTAAACGGTAAACACTCCACTCGATGAACTCACCCCGCCCGTGTTGCAGACCACGCTCAAGTTGCTTGCCGTGCCCGCCGTCGTCATCAGCACCCCAGCCACCGAAGCCGCCGTCTGCGTACACGCCGCTGACGTTGTGCCCAGCCCAAACAGCGAAAGCGTGCTGGAGGATGTAGCCGTTCCCGTGCAATACCCGTAGGCCACTCCGCTCCCGCCACCCGTGCTTGCAATCGTGATGTTATTACCGCTGCTCGTGACCGTGGTCCCCACTCCCGGCGCAATGTTGATCACGTTGCTGACCGGGGTTACCGCAACGCCGTTGGCATCAAGCGATAGCCCGGAGACCGCGCCATAAGTCGGCCCCGCCGTCCACGTTCCCGGATTGCCGCTCGCCGTGTTAACCCAATAAATCGGCTGCCCCGAAGCGGTATTCGTATTCCAAACCTTCTCGTTGACAAACCACCAGCCCGTTGTCGGAGCCGCCGTTCCCGTCTGCGCTCCCGCAAATTCATGGAAGGTACATGCCTGATTCTGAATCGTCACTCCACTGGCCGAGGCCGATGGTGCGTTCGCGACGACCATCGTGTTCGCCGTATAGCTGACCGACGAAACCTGAGTATCCAGATTGGTTGACCCACCCATGCCGTTGACGATGGTGATGTTGTCTCCCGGCTGTATCCAGAGCGTCGAGATCGACGGAATGGAAACCGTCGTGGTGCCATTGATCGTAGCGTTGGTTGTCAGGTTCGCTGCCGCGCCCTGGCAGCGTCCGCTCTTGGTAATCGTGCCGTTGATGTCGCCCGTTGCCGAAACAAAGCGCAGCGCCCCAGCCTTCCCCGCAGACCATGTGCCGGAGATCGCCTCCGACGCCGGATGCCCTACAATGTCGTTCGCCGAAAAGCGCCGATAGCTGGCGTTGCCGTTCGGATCAATCACCGAGTCAATCTGTTGCGGAACCTGCCCGCGAGCGCCAATCGCAATCGCCGCCATCTGCGCGTTGCCCCAGTTATAGGCCGTCGATTGCGCCGCGTACTTGTCACCGTAGAATACCTGCGATGCCACGTTCTTAACCGCGCCATTGGCTACAAAGGCAGACCCCTGCCCAATCACAAGCTGCGCCTTCCCGCTTGCGCTGGCAACAATCGCTTCGTCCAGCGGAGACGCATACCCCATGACATCGTTCAAAACTACCGTTGGCCCACCGGAAACCTCGTTCAGCGAATTAACCAGCGCCCCGTTGTCCACGTTCCCTGTTACAATCTGCGGCGAACTCAGCTCGACCCGTCCGCCCGTCAGCGCAATCGTCGTGCCAAGTCCGTTGTTGACCGTGACCACCGCACTGCCCCAATTGGTGCCGTTGAACAGTCCCGCAGTGGTCAGCCAGGTATCCGCCAGCCCGCTCGTCGGAGCCACGGTTGAGACCGTGAAATCCCGCATCGTAAACGGTCTGTTTTCATCTCCGCTCGAACCCGTGATGTAGATAGGCGAGCGTCCGATGCCGTCAAAGCGCACATGATCCATGTGCCAGTTGACAAAGCCCAGGCTCGATCCAGCCGCGATGACTCCCGTTCCCGTAATGCTCGCATTCGGAGCCGTCGCCACCACAATCGTGTTCGCACCCGTGTTGACTGAAGAAATCGTCGTGCTCAAATCCGCGCCAGCCACGCCCGCCGAACCCGCGCCATAGAGCCACACCGTCTCTCCCGCTATCAGCCCTGAAGTCGCAACTGAAGGCACACTCACCGTCGTGCTGCTCGCCGTAAAGCTGGCATTGCCGCTGTAAATCAACGGCGCTTCGTGAACGCCATCAAGCACCGCCTGCGAGAAGCGCGAGTGCGCGATGCGGAAGCCGTTGTCCACGCCCTGCGTCAACCAAAGCAGATGTGTCGCCATCGCACCAGTCGTCTGATTCACCCCGTTAAATCCGATACCCTCAAAGCCGCCAAAGCCCGCCGAGCCAAACTGGATCAGCGACTCCGGCACACCGTTCGCGTTGTAGCCCGCCGACGTGTTGCCGTTGTAGTAGAACCACGTCGAGTTGTCGTCCAGCCCATAGAACATCGGAACGCAGCTCAGCCCGGTCAGGTTCACATTATGGATGAGGTATTTTCCCGGCGAAACATAGATCGGCACCGTGACCGCAAGGCTGCTGTAGGCCGCGCACGCCGCCACTGCCGCGTTGTAGACCGCAGCGGAACTGTCGTAGTTCATCGTCGGATCGCCGCCGTAGGCGCGCAGATCGATCACCGGAGTCTGCGAGGGAATCACACTCTGCGCCGTGAGAGTCGTAAAATTTCCCATGCTTGGCGTCGTCGCGCCAATGGCTCCGGGGCTAGCCGGATTAAATGAACTCCCACCCCCGCTGCACCCTGCAGTCGTCAGTGCTCCGCCGGTTCCATTCGGACACACCGGGCTTGTCCCGGTTCCCAAACTCGTGAGGACAAGCGACGGCATGCTCTGATTGGCCGTGAACGTGTTGACCGCGTTGTTCCGCGCCAGTGTTGCCGTGTCGCTCAGGTTACCGCTTGCCAGCGGCGCTCCGTTCACCGTGTACGCCGTTGCGTTCACCGTCCCCGGTGACGTGCTGCCGATCGCGGGGGCCGTGGCCAGCGCCGAAGCCACAAACTGTGTCGTCGCCAATCTTGTCGAGTCGTCGTTTGCCGCCTGTGTCGTGGCCGTCGTGCCGTTTGGCAGCGCGCCCATCGTCAGATTGGAAACTGACAAACTTACGTTCGATGAGATTGGATAGCCGTTGATCGTCGTGCTGGTTCTTGCCAGCAATGCGCCATCGCTTAGGTTGATACTTGCCAGCGGCGCTCCGTTCACCGCGTATGCCGTTGCGTTCACCGGCCCCGGAGTGATCGAGCCGATCGCTCCCGGCGATGCCAGATTCGCCGACGCCGGTTTGTTCAGCAGATCGTTATAGTTTCCCGTCGCAGCTACCGTCGCCAGCCCTGATATCGCCTGGTCCACGTAGCCCTTATTCGCTGCGTCGCCTGCCGCCGTCGGCGCCGGAACCTGCGGAGAAGGCACAAAAGTCTTCGCCCCCGCAATCGTCTCCGTCCCCGCCAGATGCACAACTTCGCCCAGCTCCGTGTCCACGTAGTCGCGGCTCACAAACTGCGCCGCCACTGCCTGCGGCACAACCTTCGCCCAAACCGCCGCCAGCGTGGTCGTCGTCACCGCCGGAACAACCCAGATCTGTTCTTTCGTCGTCCCATCGTCTTTCTTGATAACAACCCTGTAGTAGCTTCCCGCGGGAGTCGACCCGGTATTCGCAATCAGAGGTATGGAGATTCCTCCGTTTTTGTCCGTCGTCCAGCTCTTCTGGCCGGCCGGCACGGCCTGTCCTGTGCTCGTGACAAAGTCGTCCCAACGGATCGTGATCGTCCCCTGCGCAACGCTTCCATCCGCGCGGTACAGGGTGTCCTGCACCAGCGTCTCCGTGGTCGCCGCTTTCGCCCCCGCCGCACTCAAAAGAAGCGCCGCCCACACAAAAATCAAGAGCCGCCTGATCAGGCGGCTCCAACTTCCCTCTGTTCTAGTTTTCATGCTTTTCTGTCGCCGTCCTTTCGGCTCATTCCCGCTTTGCCTCCAGCCCTCGCGTAGCCCGCCAGAAAGCGCTCCACGCTGCGCACATAAACCTCCACAAAATCCACAACGTACCGCTTGGTCTGGATCAAACGCTTCGCCTGCTCCAGCGAGTAGCCCGTCACGCACAGCACTGCCAGCGCCATCATCGGAGCCCGGTGTACTCCCGCCGCGCAGTGTACAAACAGCTTCGCCTCCGGATCTTCCAGCGCCCCCACCGCAAATCTTACTCCCCGCTCGAAAATCTCCCGCGGCTTCGGCTCAAAGTCGTCGTCCACCGGATTCCAAAGCACCTGCACTCCAGCGCTTTCGCCCAGCTCCGTGTCGTCGAACTCCATCTGCATGTCGATGACGTGCGTTACTCCGGCCCGCACCACCTCGGCCATTTTCTCTTCCACCCAGATTCCGCCGCCCACCGCGATCCGGTCCGTCACCCACGTCATGTCCATGCCAGCGTTCGCCCCAATCGATTCCGGCTTTCCGCCCGGTACTCGCACTTCACTCCACTATTCCGCAACCGCAACTTCCCGTGATTCCTCTTCCAACCTCGGCTTCTCCCGCTCGCCGTCGGAATCCGCTTCGTCCAATCGCTCCAGTACCAGCTTCGCCCAGGGCTCGCCGCTCTCCCGCCCCTCTCCTTCGCCGTCGAACATATGCTTCGCGCCGGTCATCTCCAGCAGCGTCTTGGCATGAGTGCAGCTGCCCCGCTTCGCCCGCACCACCATCGCTTCCACAATCTCGGAAACCGACCCCTCCACCCTTCGCTTCGCAGCCTCGAACGGACCCAGCTCCTGCTCACCCGTCCTGCCCGCTTCCTTCTTCTTCGCCGTCCCGCAACCCCGCGTCTTCTGACTCTTCTTTCCGGCGCGCTTTGCCTTGCTCTTGCCGGCTCCATTCCTCTGCGCCGCCTTTTTCTTCGCCTTCACTGCCCTTGTCGGCTTAGGCGTTGCCCGATCCTCGCCCGCATCGTCTTTGCCGGCTCCGTTTTTCTTCGCCACTTCCTTCACCTTCTTCTTCGATGCCACCGCCACCTCTCTCCCTGCCTCTTATCTTCAGGATATCAACTTCACCCCCTTATCCCCTCACCTGGGACATAAACTCTATTTGATTTGATATCAACTACTTGCTCTCTGATTTGAATATTTCCGCTCTTGACAACAAAAATCCGCCGGCCCATTCCGCCCGCATTACGTCTCAATCGAGACGTGCGCCACCCGCCCAACCACGCAATCCACAAATGTCCCGCCCTCGCCCAGCCGCACATATCCCAGCGCATACTTCTGATTCTCCGGACGAAGCGTAAGCTGGTCTCCCTGCACCTCAACGTAGCGCACCAGAAATGCATTCCCGCTCTTCACTACATAGAGACTCGGCTCTGTCCGCCGGTAGCTGCGCAGCGAGTTGTAGCACCGGTCGATCAGCAGCATCGCTCCCGGCGCCAATCTCGGACGCATCGCCCCGCCGGACTCCTTGTCCGCCTTGATCAGTGCAAAGCGCTCCCAGCTCCGCCGCTGCTTCGCCATCTCCGGACGAATCCGCCGCAGAAAGCTCTTCTTGAAATGCAGATACTCGATAACCTCTCCGGAATCGAAATGCTTCTGCAACAACATTGCCTGCCCTACAACCGGAATCGAAGCAAACTCCGCTTCATCCACGGCCGCCGCTTGCGCCCTTTCCCGCTCCTCCGGCATCAGGTCGCGGACTTCCACCTTCAGAACTTCCATGATCCGGTCCATCGCCTCAATGCTCAATCCCCTGCGCCGGTTCAAAAAGTTGGAAACGTGCGCCTGCTGGAACCCGGCAAGCTTCGCCAGTTCCGTCCCCGTCAGCCCGCCGCCGATGCGCTCGCGCACCAGGGCCCGCAGACGGTCATGCAAATCTGAAATCAACATCGCGCTGCCCCGCGGACCTTTCTTGGAATATAGCTTTAAGAAATAGCAATAAACTTAAGTAACAACTCTGAGAAATATTTTGTTGACTTCCCATTTCCCCATACTCAATGATTCATCCGACCAATCACTCAGCAATCGAACTAGGAGCAAGGGCATGGAGCAAGAAAGCAATGCTTCGAGCGAAACTACGTTCGTCGAGTTTCGCCGCAAGGTTCGCACTTCCCAATTACTTGCGACGGCGGTCTCACAACTTCTCCGGGAGATACATTTCACCGGACGTATTAGCGTCGTCGTTCAGAACGGAACAATTCTCAAATCAGGTTACGAAGAGGGTTATTTCACGCGTAAGGACGACCGCAGGTTGACCTGATTCCGCTCTCGGACAGAAACAGGCTTCAAATCGGTAAACGGCGAATCCACGATGAGGACGCGCCGGACAATTTCATAACCGACAGGTCATCGCAAACCAATCGAGCCCTGTCGCCGGCATTGCCGTGACCCTTGCACCGAGTCCAACTCCCGCAATCTTCACCCTCTGCCGGTGACGGGGTATTTTTTCTTGCAGGGGGCAAGAAGTGATGAAACCGAAAAATGAATTATCGAAATTGAACCATGTCGAACTGAAATATTGCGAACGCTGCGGAAACATCTGGCTTCGCCGTTCGGGCAGCGCGCGGATACACTGCGCGCCCTGCGCAAAGGCGGAAGCTTCGCTTCTCCTCGATCGTCCAGTTTCCTTTCTGCAATTCTGGACCAGGCTTCGGGCGGAGGTGCAGGCATGACGGATCGTTCCGCTAACTCCGCTTTGCGCCTCGTAGCCGGCGGGCGTAGCCGCCACTCCGTACCCGATAACCTGGGCGCTTATCGCCCTTATACCCGGGCCCTGATGCGCCGGTACTTCCGCACCGCGGTAGACATCGGACGCTTGCCGAGCATCCTCGGCGGCCTCTGCTTCCGCGCCCGCGTCAGCTCTTACAAACTCAATACCTTTGAGGATGCCGTGATCTTCGTCCATGACATCGAGCGCGTCTTCGAGCGCATCGATCGTCAATCTCTGGAAATCATCGCCGGCGTGATCCTGATCGAGTACAGCATCCCTGAAGCCGCGCTCCGCCTTGGCATCACCGTGCAGCGCGCCGAGCGCCGCTACGCCGCCGCCATTGACTCCCTCTCGGCCGTCCTCCTCGAGGTCGGCTTGCTTCGCCCGGTCTTTGCATCCGGCGAAGACGGGGACAACCAGCCCGATTCCACTCAGCCCGCGGCACTCCTTCCCCCCAGGAAGCCGCCGGTCTCGGTGCGCATCGCGGCTCAACTCCCTTCCAACCGCCAGGCTTCCATTTCTTAGGCACGATAGCCGTGCCGGGAGCGGACACTCTGATCCGCTCCCGGTACGGCTCCACAATTTTTCGCGCCTCTTTTTCATATCCATATATCTGTTATGATCGGCATCTCGCCGCCTTTTAATGAGGCGGTGAGATTTCGTTTTAATTCAGCCTCGGAGAATTCCCGTGAGCGACACACCAGCCACTCCCATTCCTGCTACCCCTCCTCTGCGGCGCGATGAGGAAATCGCCCTCGAGATGATGAAATTCATCGCCACAACTACTGGCTTCGGCCGTACCGGAACCCCGGGCGCAGGATTCCAGGGCGGTACCGTTTCCCGCGCCGAAGACTACGCCAAGCATCTCATCGACCTCTTCGGACAGTGCCTCGATGCCATTCGAGCGCAGCGCTAGTGCGGGTGCCCCACCTTCGACGCGCCGTTTTTGCGCGGCTAAGGTGGGACGGGCAGCTCTAGAACGCAGCGCTAACTCCGCTTCGCCCTGCCCAAAGAGTATGATTCTCCCGGCTGTGTGTCTCAGCGGAGAGTTGTCTCTGGGCAGCATGAATCTGTCTTTTTTCTCAGAGCCAGTTCCGCTCCGGAACACCCCTGAATGACTGGATACATCTCAAATCGGGCATGAGCAAACGTCCTCCCGAATCCGACGCTACTCTCTCCGTTCACGCCGGTGAAGACCGCCACGGTCGCAATGCGCCCCTCACCACCGAGATCCAGCAGACCGCCGTCTTCGCTCTCCAGAACACGGAGCAACTGCGCCGCTACGCCGCCGGTGACCCCGGGGTTTTCCTCTACACCCGTTACGGAAATCCAACCATGCGCGCCGCCGAAGAAAAGATCGCCGCGCTCGAACAGGGTGAAGATTGCATCTTGACCGCCAGCGGCCTGGCCGCTGAACTCGCTGCAGCTTTGACCCTTTGCAAGAGCGGAGACGAAATCGTCTCCATGCTGGACATCTATGGCGGAACCAGAAAACTGTTTTCCAGCCTGCTGGGCCGCTGCGGAATAACCACCCGTTTCGTTCCATTCGCCGAACTGCACAACATCGACGCCTGCTTCACCCCCAGGACGCGAATGCTCTTCCTGGAGACCCCCACCAATCCAACCCTGCGCTGTGCTGACGTCGCAGCGCTCTCCGCCCGTGCCCATCGCCGCAAGATTCCAGTCGTCGTGGACAACACTTTCGCAACTCCCATCCTTCAGAAGCCGCTCGCCCTCGGCGCTGACATCGTCGTCCATTCGGCAACCAAGTACCTCGGCGGACACAGCGACCTCACGGCCGGCGCCATCATCGCCTCAAACCGCTGGACCAAACCCATTCGCGATACCATGATTCTCTCCGGCGCCTGCTCTGATCCCGGAGTCGCATACCTGTTGCTGCGCGGCCTGAAAACCTTGGATATCCGCGTCGAGCGTGCTTGCCGCAACGCAGCCATCGTTGCAAAGTATCTCGCCGGGCATGAACGCGTCTTGCGCGTCTTTTATCCCGGCCTGCCTGATTCGCCCTCGCACAACCTCGCTGCCGCGCAGATGAGCGACTTTGGAGCTATCGTCTCTTTTGACATTCGTGGTGGAGGCGCGGCGGCTGAGCGTTTCATCGATGCGCTCAAGTTGTGGTATCTCGCCACCAGCCTCGGCGGCGTTGAATCCACCGTCTCTTATCCCGTGCTCTCGTCCCACTCGAATGCTTCCCGTCGCGAATTGAGACTCCTGGGGGTCTCGCCTGCCACGATTCGTCTCTCCGTTGGTATCGAAGGGGCAACCGATCTAGTCAAAGATATCGAGCAGGCGTTCGCCAGCCATTACCCGCCGGGTCAATAGATCAGGCGGTACAGGTTAGAT